TAACACAGATGTATTAGCTATTGGTGCAAATGTAGGACCTGTTCAAAGAGGTGACTCATACCTAACATATGGTATGACACTTGGAGATTTCAAAAATGATGTTATCAATGGTAACATGGTTTATGAGCAAGGTACTTTTTCTCCACTTGCATTTACTACAGATCCTATGCCTTACTATGGTACAGGACAAGTTAATTTTCCAGGTCAACCTAAAAATCTAATTTATAGATTAGTAGGATTTATACAGGCACCAGGATTTGCAAGTTCTTATAGTATCAAAATTGGAGAATTAGCTACAATATCGCCAGCTACTCCCTCACTTGAAATTGTTGTTATAAGTAATGGCTCTACAGTTCAAGAAGATGGTATTACAGGTATTGGAAGAGCGGTTAGTATAATGGGTCCTGGAGCAATTGTAAGAAATTTTGCAACAAGTGCATCTGCAATTCTTACAACAGCTTATATTAGAGCAGACAATTCTGTTGATCCACTTGTTCAAGAAGTATTTGTTGAACTAGCTGGACCTGTAAACTTTAGTTGTAATGTTACATTAGATCTTCTTGTAGCTGTTCCTGAAGGATATGAATTTACTTGGACTAGATAATATAACGCGTCATGGATATTCTAAATTTTATTTCTTGGATTAAAGGTAGAAGAAGATTTACATCAGTAGATCCTACTGAAACTTTATTACCTGTCGGTATAAGAGATACAAGAAGAGATGACAAATATTTAACTGGCGCTATTTCAGTTCAGGAACTAATAAATCTTGTACCTCCATCTGGCAATTTTGGACTATATGCTCAGACTGGTAATAGTATTCCAATAACTAATACTACAGTAGAAAGCACTTTAATAAACGGTGGGGTGGGAACATTATCCGTTCCCGCTAATGCTTTTCAAATAGGAGATAGTTTTAGAGCAGTGTTTGGAGGAATTTTAAATGCTGCTAATAATCAAACTATTAGAGTTAAAGTAAAAGCAGGAAGTGTTATTTTATTAGATAGCGGTATTCAACCAATTACTAATATTACAAATGATGTATTTAGTTTAAACATAGACTTTACTATTAGACAACTTGGGACTGCTGGTGTAGCATCTATAGTAGCTTTAGGAGCATTTCATTACACAAAGACTTCAAATGCTACAGTGCAAGGTTTTGCATTCAATACAGTAAACAGTACAACTTTCAATACTACAATTAATAATACTTTAGATGTTACGGTACAGTGGGGTAGTGCTAATGCTGGTAACTCTATATATTCGGATATATTTATATTAAACAAAACATACTAATCATGTCAATAGGTAATTTAAAAGACTACGGTAATAAAGGAAATAATTTTCCTTGGCAATATAAAATGCTTAAGGGATTGGATGCTCTTCTTGCTGCATTTTCAGGTAGTGGGTCATTTATTGCACCACAATCTAAAGTAACTACTGTAGTAAGAGTAACAAATGCTGGAGCTGTTGCAGTTGGTGCGGCAAGTATTTCAATTGCTAATGTTGGATTGGCTAATGGTACAGTAAAGGGTGTAACAATTAAGCCCGGAGAAACTGTTACATTTAGTGCCGGAGCAATTAACAATACCTTAGATGCAATAGACTATGTTGCAACCGGAACAGAATTTCTAATCATTACAGTAGTATAGTATGTCTACAGAAATAGGGTTTGTAGATTCCTTGGGAGAAAGCAATGAGACCCAGGCCTCATTTAACTACCCTAAAAAACTCTACTATGACGGAGCCAAAAGAACTAATGATGCTGCAGGGGTAAATAAAGAAAACCAGATCTGCACATATAACACCCTATATGATCTAAATACTGAAAGACTCTTAAGAAGAGCAAGTCTTTTAGTTACTCCAACTTTTTATAAAGAGGGAACACTTTTTTCTGTAAAACCTACAGGAAGTACCAATGGTAACTTTACTGTTACTAGAGCAACTACTGCCACTCGTGTCAACGCTGCGGGCTTGGTTGAGTTAGTGCCTTATAATTTGTTGCAGCAAAGTGAAGTTTTTAGTAATGCTATTTGGCTCAAAGGTGCTTCAACCATACTTCCAAATATTACAACTGCACCAAACGGCACGTTAACTGCTGATAAAATATATCCAACTTCTTCAGGTAACGCAAGGGCAGTTCAGCAAGTTTTAAGCGGAGTTGTATTAAATAATCATACTACAAGTATTTATGCAAAACACGATGGAGGCACAATAAATATTTTAACCTTGACACGCGGAATGTCACCTGATGTTTCATTTAATATTTTAACAGGTCAAGTTGTAGGAACAATACCTACAGGTATGTCTGCTTCTATTCAATCAGTTGGAAATGGTTGGTTTCGATGCATTGTACAATATAATTCTGCAAATACAGATAATAGAGTATATTGGTTGTTAAGTAACTCTGCAAATAGCTTTACAGTAACAGCTAATGGAACAGATGGCATATTCCTATGGGGCGCTCAACTTGTCGAAGGCACTTCTGCCCTTGACTACCAAATGACGGAAACACGGCTTAACATCCCTCGCCTTGACTACTCACTTGGAAGCTGCCCTAACATCTTGCTTGAGCCGCAGAGGACTAACCTTGCGTTGAGGAGTGAGGAGTTTGAGAATGTTATTGTTTGGACAAGCTCAATAGGTGGTACGGGAGTTCTTCCAACAAGGACTGCAAATTCTGTTATTTCACCTAGCGGAGTTCAAAACGCAGATACTATTGTTTTTAATAGAGGTGCGGGAAATACAATCAATGACCAATGTGTTATAAGTCAACCTATCACTATACCAACAACGGGAACTTATTATTTTTCCGTTTGGATGAAAGCAACAACGAGTGGAGATGTAGGCAAACAAGTATTATTAAGATGTGGAAATTCGGGAACTTTAACGCCTTTTACACTTACTGCTAATTGGACAAGATTTGAAACAACTGCTTCAGTCACTTTAGGTTTAAGTAGTTTTCAAATAGGAAACAGAGGAACAATAACAACGGGAAATTCAGTTAGCGTTGACCTATGGGGCGCACAACTCGAAGCGGGCGCTTACGCAACATCTTATATACCAACAGTTGCTGCAAGTGTTACAAGGAATGCTGACGTAATCAGTAGAGGCAACATCTTCACCAATGGGCTGATTACTGCAAGCGGGGGTACTTGGTTTGTGGATTTGAGAAATAACCTTTCAAGAGTAAGAGATAACGGAAGCAATGGCTTATTTTTAAGTTCAACATCAACAGGAAGTGGAGGCGATACGCTCGGTTTTCAAAGCACGGGTGGCGCTGTTAGAATGTCTGTATTTAGACGAATCAGCGGAACATTTGCAAGCCTATTTACACTCACTACTGACAACGCAAAAGTAGCCATCAAATGGAACGGAACAACGGCAGACGTATTTGTTAACGGGGTTAAGGTTGTTACTGCAACTTCATTTACTGCAACTAATTTAGATTTCTTATCGGGTTTAGCTGCTGACGTACCAAAGAACATCAACTCAATGGCGCTATTCCCAACTCCGCTTACTGACGGGGAGATGTCCATGCTCACTTCGGGAGTCTACACACCTGCACTTGCATACGCTCAGTTAGGTCTCACATCAGAGTCACCTGCCTGCTTAGATTCATCTGTAAACGCTTTATTATAATATGGCAACACCAACATTCATACTACCATCAGCACCTACCTACACTGAGGGTTTTGTAAACGGACTGAACGTCTATCCTAACCCTACGAACTTTGTAGCTAACCAAGTGCCGTTCACAAGAGCCACTACAGCCACAAGAACAAATGCAGCAGGACTGATTGAGCTTACGCCTTATAATTTGATAACTTGGTCGGAGCAATTGGATAACATAGCTTGGAGTAAAACTAATACTAATGTATTACCAAACCTGACAAACTCACCCTTTGGAGTTTTAAATGCAGATTTAGTAATACCAACTACTACTAATGGAGAGCATAATACTAATCCACCTAATGCACCTTTAGCACCTATTACTAATGCAGAAACTGCAAGTATATATGCAAAAGCCTCAGGTTACAATTTTATAGGCATCAGAATAAATGTTAATTCTAGTTGGGTAGTTTCTTTTTTCGACTTAATCAATGGTGTAGTTATCTCTACTGGGGCAGGTATGACTGCTTCAATTCAATCTGTTGGTGAAGGTTGGTACAGATGTATCGTGTCTTATTCACTAAGGACTGCTAATGGGATACAACTAATTCCTAGTAATAATGGAGTTTCAATAACCTTTGCTGGTGATGGGAATTCAGGAGTTTTCATGTGGGGAGCCCAACTTGTAGAAGGAACAGACGCTCTACCATACCAACTAACAGAGACACGCCTCAACAGGCCAAGAGTAGACTTCTCACTAGGCGGTTGCCCTAATCTATTGTTAGAGCCACAGAGGACTAACCTTTTGGTGAGAAGCGAGGAGTTTAATAATGCCTCGTGGTTTTCTTCATCAGGAGGAGTAAGTGTATTGGCTAATCAAGCAATAGCTCCAAATGGTCAAAATCAAATGGATTTAATTACTTTCACGGGAAATACACAAAATCTAATACAAAGCGTAATTGTATTAAATGCAACGCAGTATACCTTTTCAATATGGTTGGCAACTACATCAGGAACGCAAACAGTGCAAATTGGAGGCATTGACATAAATGTTTGGAATACTGTAACAGTTACAACAACACCAACAAGGTTTACAATAACATCTACAACAACGTCAACTACAAGATTTCCTGGAATAAGAAGTACTGGAGCTTCTTCTATTTTGGCTTGGGGCGCACAAATGGAACTCGGAGCCTATCCAACTACATACGTACCAACTCAAGCAGCAACTGTTACACGCAACTTAGATGTCGCTCAGCTAACAGGTGCTCAAACATTAATTGGTCAAACTGAAGGTACATTGTATTGGGAAGGTACGCTTACTGCGGGTCAAGCAGATGATATATTTTATTTAAATACAAGCGTTACAAATAGTGTTTTCCTTTATAGGGCTACTGGAGTCAGCAATACAATTTTGTTCCGTATTTATTATGGTGGTTCTTTTATTACTATAGGTAACGCAACAGCATATACGGGTTTAGTTAAAATTGCAGCAGCTTATAAAAGTGGAGATAGTGTTTTATACATTAACGGGGTACAAACAGGTACAAGCGCCACCGCCTTTGCATTTACGGGTGCTCTTAACGATGTAGTTTTAAACAACTCGGCTTATGGATTTGGCAATGCAGCTAAAAGAATTAAGTCAGCTGCTATATATAACACTCGATTAACTAATGCGGAATTAGCAACATTAACAACACCATAACCATGAACATTTTCAAATTATCCTATCAAGACAAAGACCAAGCAGTAGCTGACTTGGTTGCAAAGAACATTTTAGTACCTCAAGAGGAAGGTTACTCATACGGAGAAGGAGTGCAGGCCGTTGTTGAGCTAGGCATCATCTGCTTAGACCCAACTGCTGAGCCACCTGTATATGCTGAAGGATATCACTATGATGTAATGTCAACAGAGACATATGACTTTGGAGCTAATTTAGTAGAACCTGCAAATCCTAAACATGCTTTTGCCGGATACCCTATTACTGCAGAATATATTCCTACAGAAGAGGAACTTATCTAAATTTTTAGTAAATTATACTATATGCTTAATAAGTCTAACATATCTCTATTTCTACAAGTTGCTTTGGCTACTATGTGTATATTCTTACTCATGCGCAGTCCTAAGCAAGTATATCCTGTAAGTACACAGAAAACTATTGAGACTAGAATTCAAGGTAAGGAAACTGTAATTAAACAGCAAGGTAAAGCAATAGATAATAGCAAAGTTATTATTGATGAACTCAACCATGGACTTTTTGATCTACAAGCAGAGTTAGAAAAAGTTAAAAACTCCAGAGATACTTTTAAAATTACACAGATCCAGGATACAATGATCCATGTACTCTACCGTAGAGATAAAGAGAAAGATGCTATCATAGCTGCCCAGGATACTATTATAGTAGCACAGAGATACATTATAAACTCCCAGGATACTATTATCACATCACAAGCTTTTGACATCAAGAAACTAAAGAGACAAAGAAACATCTCTTTTATACTAAATGGAATACTAACTACAGGATTAATTATAAAATGATGGAAATTTCACAACTTATCCAATGGGGACTGATTGCAGTTACAGGTGTTCTCGGATACTTTCTAAGAATGATACACACAGATGTAAGAAACAATACAGAAAGTCTAGGAAAACTAAAAGGAAAAATTGAACTTGTAGAACAAGAATCTAGATTAAAATATCAGGCCATTCAGGAACAGACTCAACTTGAGATTAAAAACTTGGCTAAGAGTGTTGCTGAATTATCTGATGCAGTTAAACAACTAATATTACAAAGATAATGGATACAACAGCAGTAGAAACAACAACACCAGACTTTGGTGTATTTGCACAATTGGGAGACTACGGTCCCCTAGGATTGGCAGTATTAGCCCTTGGCTATGTAGCTTGGTTATTTATCAAGAGATACCTTGATGAGAACAAGAAGATGAAAGAAGAGCTTACAGAAAAGAAAGTTGTAAAAAGAAAAACTAGAAAGTAATGTCATTTGGTCCCTTTGAAGTATTAACACAGTATGGAGTACTAGGCTTTGCTGTCTTAGCACTGGGTTATTTATGCTGGATGTTTTTAAACAAACTTCTCAAGAGTGAAGAAGAGTTAAAAATAAAAGTAGAAGAACTAGAAGGTGATTATAGAGATGAGCTAGAAAAAAAACTAGAAGAAAGCACTGAAAGCTCAAAGAGTTTAAAAGAAACTATACTATTGCTTTTTAGTAAGAAGAAATGAGAACTAGATTATTTCTGATAGCGGGTGGTTTTATTCTACTTGTAATATTACAGATATTCTCAAGTGGTCATGAACATGTAGTTGTTGTAGATGATAATGTTCAATTAACTGGAAAGAACAAACAACTTACTACAGCAAATACTAAGTTAACTAAAAGTGTAGGTAAGTTAAAAGCTGCAAATAAAGAACTAGTAGAGGATAAAGCAAATCTAGAAGAAATGGTCTCTGAAGTTATTGGAGACTTAGATAGTACAAGATCTGTAGTAAAAGACATAAAAAAAGAATTAGCAAATGAAAAAGATATTGTTCGCAAGCAGTCTACTGGTAAGCAGTTTGAGTTCCAGCCAATCACGTTACCCACTTCAGACGGTAATTGAAGGTGACTCAGTAGTTATTCTTACCAAGGGTCAAGCTGATACTATCAATGATATCTTTGAAAGCCAAAAGAAAAAAATTGCTGACTCTAAGGTTGAACTAAGAACTAAAGACTCTATTATAAGATATAAAGATTCTATGCTCAGATACAATTCAGGGTATTATTCAGCATATAAAATGCTAAGAGAAGAATACACAGATATGTTGATTCTTAATGAGCATACAGAAGAATGGATAGTAGCTAGAGCAAAAGAAGGAGCATGGTTATATTATTCATATGACAGCAACTGGATTGAAGCAGTAGACCTATCAGTATATGTAGTAAGAAAGAATGATCAAACCGGGGACATATTCTTCTATAGAGCAGAAACATGTCCTCCAGAAGATAAAAAGAAAAATGACTATCCTAGAAGAGGATGGGAAAAAGAGGTAATATTACCCAACAGACCAAAAATAAATAAGTTATGAAAAAGTTTTTTAGAGAGTTAATCTCAGACGATAATAACATTAATGAGCAAGCCTTTGTAGGGGTTGTATCATTTTTTGCAATGGTATTTGTATTACTTACAGATGTAATTACAGGAATCATTGGCAATGAACTAATCATTAAAGAATTTATCTTTGATGGTTTTATGCTCCTTACCTTAGGTGCATTTGGTATCACAACTGCTGGACGCATTATGAGCTTAAAGAACAAAGCAAAGAAACAAGAAGAGACTTCAGAAGAAGTAGTAGATTAATCATATAAAATAAACAAAATGCAACTAAGTAAAAATTTATCACTAGCAGAAGTAATGAGATCAGAAACTGCTAAAAGAAAAGGGGTAAGCAACATGCCTACAGAGGCACATATTGAGAACTTCAAATTATTAGCTGAGAAGGTGTTTCAACCAATCCGTGAACACTTTGCTGTTCCAATTCATATTAGTTCAGGATACCGCTCCGCAGCCCTTAATAAAGCTATTGGTGGATCAGCTACATCACAACATTGTTCTGGTGAGGCAATTGATATTGACATGGATGGCACATCAGTAACTAATGCTGCAATCTTTAACTACATTAAAGATAACTTAGAATTTGACCAACTTATCTGGGAGTTTGGAACAGACGCTAATCCTGATTGGGTACACGTATCTTATGAATCTACAGGTAAGCAACGTAAGCAGATTCTTAAGGCTGTTAAAAAAGGCGGAGCTACCTCTTATGTTCCATACAAATAATGACGTATGAAAGTTAGAAATGGTTGGAATAGTTATTCTAAACAATGGGATAAACTAGCAATTAAAGTTAGATTCTCTTTTATTGATATCTTATCTATTGAGGTAGATGTATCTAGAGACTTCTACTTACTTACAATATTAAACTTCACAATTAAAAATAGGTAATCATGATACATAGTAAAAATCAAATGATCCGTTCTATGAAAAGCTATGAAGTAGGTGGTGCTTCAGATGATTCTTGTATGGAAGAATATATTGCTGCTGATGGTAAAAAGAGAAGAAGAAAAAAAAGTGGTTGCGGTAAAGTAACCAAATATGGCAAACGTAGTATTCCTGAGGGAGTTAAAAAAGTAGCAAAAGGTATAGGAACTGCAGCATTAGGTGTAGGAGCTTATGTTAAAAGAGAAGCTATCAAAGCTTTTGCAAAAGATAAATTAGGTATACAAAAGAAAGGTGGGATTGTAAAAAGAACTACCAAGAAAAAGTAATCATACTTAAACTACTATAATCCAGGTACTTTCTGTACCTGGATTTTTTATTTAAACAATATACATTTAAACTTATTTTGTATATTTGTTGTAAACCAATTATTTAAATATCATGGAAAACCAACAAGAAAGAGAAATGACAGCTGATGAATTAGCTGCTCAAAAAGAACAAATGCTTCAGTTTTATACTGAATCTCTACCTTACTTAGAAGCGCAACTTAAGTATGAGCAAACTCTATTAGCAATTGATGAAGCTAGATTTAAAAGAACTAATATTCAAATGCAGTATGCGATGATGATGCAAGCACAGCAAGAAGCTGAACAAGAAAGTGAAGAAGAAGCATCACAAGAAACAACTCAAGCACAACCAAAAAGAAAATTGAAGAAAGAATAAAATGGCTTTAGTAAATCAAGTTCAGAAAAGGGTAAAAATGCCCAAGTGGAATGTGGTAAAATTTCAGATTCTTACCCACTGCTATATTAATAATATTACTGTTAGTGACTCTGATCTTAACTGCTTGACTTTACTTAGTTTTAATCAACCTATTGAATTAACTCATTTTTGTTATGATGCCTCTGCTGAAGAGGAATGGATTTTTAAATCTCCTCAGACTGTAAGAAACTCAATCAATAAAGCTGAAAAAATTGGATTAGTTGTTAAAAGTAAAAAGATGATTTCTTTAAATCCAGATTTAAAAATTCAAAGTGAAGGTACTATACTACTGGATTATAAATTTTTAAGTGATGGTTCCCAAGAAAGCTAAAGAGTTATATAAACAATTAGCAGAAGAAAATAATCTATCTGAAACAATGATCCAAAACATTGTTGAATTTTATTACTCTACTGTAAAATCCAATATGGTAAATTTAATGCACCCAAGACTAGACATATTAGGATTGGGTCATTTTATTGTAAAAACCACTACTGTAGATAAGGGTATTGTTAAAACAGAAAGGCAAATTGCAGCACAAGATGAGAGTACCTTTAAAGGATATCATTATAAAAAAGTTCTTGAAGAAAAGTTAGTCAACTTAAAAAGAATAGAACAAAGACTACTTGAAAATAAAGAGCTAAAAAGAAAATTTAAAGAAAAGAAAAATGAAGGCAGCGCTAAAAGCAATATGGGAGAACAAGAAAGCAATTCTTGAAGGCATTAAGAACTCAGTAGTAAGAGATGAGTTTGTAGAAGATGTTGCAAGAATGAGATATGATGTCTGTGATGAATGTCCAAGCAAGGGTAAAAAGTGCGCAGTAAAAGGTACAGGACCTTGTTGTAATGAATGCGGATGTTCATTAGCTTTTAAGACTAGATCTCTTTCATCAGAATGTCCTCTTGGTAAATGGCAAGCAATTGCTACAGAAGAAGAAGAAGATAAATTAGAACAATTATGAGCATAGTATTTAATGCAGATGATCATAGCTACAAAAGTGTAGATCCTAATGATGAAATTAAGTGGGTTAGTGTGACTACCCTATTGTCTAGTCTTAAGAAACCTTTTGATGCTAAGAAAGTAGCGGAAAGAGTAAGTAAGAATAAGAAGTCTAAGTGGTATGGTATTGATCCTAAAACCATTGTTCAGATATGGGATAATGAAGCTAACAGAGCTACAACTCTTGGTACATTCTACCATAACCAAAGAGAAACTGACTTATGTTCTTTAGCATCTATTGAAAGAGAAGGTGTGAACGTTCCTGTTTTTAAACCCTTTGAACAACCAAATGGTTTAAAGATTGCTCCTTCACAAAAGCTTGATCCAGGCGTGTATCCAGAACATATGGTCTATCTTAAGTCAGCAGGCTTATGTGGCCAATCAGATTTAGTTGAAGTAGTCAATGGTAGAGTTAATATCATTGACTACAAGACTAATAAGGAGATTAAAACAGAATCATTTAAGAACTGGGAAGGAATGTCTGAAAAGATGTTACCACCAGTAGATCATTTAGATGACTGTAACTTTAATCATTATGCTTTACAGTTAAGTGTATATATGTATATTATCTTAAAGCATAATCCTAAACTTCAACCAGGAAAAATATTTATTCATCATATTACATTTGAAACAGCTGGTGAAGATCAATACGGATATCCTATTGCTAAATTAGATGATAATGGAGAACCAATAGTATTAGAAGTAATACCAATGCAGGTTCCTTATCTTTATGATGAGGTTATCTCTGTTATTAATTATCTCAAGGATAATCCTTACATTATTAAAAAGAAATAATATGATTGTAAGATTGTTTGATGTTCAGAATGGTAAAGTAATTCCTACAGAACATTGCTATACACTAAAGGCGCTTAAAGATGTAATGGATAACTATCCGGATGATTATCTTAAAATATATCTTTACTTATTTTATATGACATGTCCTAATCCAGATATGAATCCTTTCTTTCATACTCCAGAAGTAGACAAAGAACATATTATCTTAAAAGAAATACAAGCAGAGTTTTCTACAGAAGATGATGATATACATACTGCTTTACTATTCTGCCAAAGAATGTATGAAACGCCTACATCTAGAGCATATAAAGGAATGGCATCTATGTTAGATAGATTAGCCAGATATATGGAGACTACACAGATTACTGCAGGTAGAGATGGAAACATTAATTCACTAGTAGCTGCAGCTAAGAACTTTGATCAGATTAGAGCATCATTTAAAGGGGTCTACAAAGATCTTCAGGATGAACAATCAAGCAAAGTAAGAGGTGGAATTGGAATGGCATATGACCAATAACTATGAGTGAAATTTATCAAGACATACCAACCTATGACAATGGAACATGGACAACAACTAGTTTTGACTCCAGACAGGACTTCAGCAACTTCATATTGGGAGTTTTCAAAGAACCTGGTAAGTACGGCTTCAACGACACTACTAATCAGGTATTTATTTCTGAGTCAAGAAAGTTTAGAGATAACGGAGTATATTGCACAGCCCCCTTCAAGTCTAAGGACTTTATAAATTATTGGGATGACCAAAAGACAAAATGCCGTAAAGGTGTAATTGTAAAGGATAAAGACAACACATGGTTTCTTGCAAGAGAATACTATATGTGGTTAAACTTTCTCCCAATCTTTAACAAAGAGATCCAGAAGTTTGGTTTTGCTGATATCAGGGATGCACAGTATCATATGGCATTATATGAGTTTCTTGCAGAACTAAACTACAAACATGTAGCTATTCTAAAGAAACGTCAGATTGCATCTTCTTATTATCATATGGGTAAGCTCATTAACCAGCAATGGTTTGAAGCTGGGGTTACTCTAAAAATAGGCGCCAGTCTCAAGGATTATATCAATGAGAAAGGATCTTGGAAGTTCTTACAGGAATATGCAGCCTTCTTAAATGAGCATACAGCATGGTATAGACCTATGTCTCCAGACAAGGTAATGATGTGGCAACAGAAGATTGAGGTAAGAAAAGGAGATAGAAAAACTGAAGTTGGTCTCAAGGGTACTATACAAGGTATGTCATTTGAGAAAGATCCAACAAATGGTGTAGGGGGTCCGGTAAAATACTTCTTTCATGAGGAAGCTGGTATTGCTCCTAAGATGGATCAGACATATGAGTACATGCGCCCAGCCATGCGCTCAGGTATGGTTACTACAGGTATGTTCATTGCAGCAGGATCTGTGGGTGACTTGTCTCAATGTGAGCCATTAAGAAAGATGATTACTAAGCCTCATGATAATGATATCTATGAGGTAGAAACAGATCTTATAGATAATAAAGGAACTGTAGGTACCTCAGGTTTGTTTATTCCTGAACAATGGTCAATGCCACCTTATGTAGATGAGTATGGTAATTCACTTGTAGAAGAAGCATTAAAAGCTTTAGATGATCAGTTTGCAACCTGGAAAAAAGAACTTGATCCAGAAACATACCAGTTAAGGATTTCTCAGCACCCTAGAAACATTCAGGAAGCTTTTGCACATAGATCAGTATCTAAGTTTCCAACTCACTTAGTTGCAGCACAGCAAAGAAGAATAGAAGAGAAAGAATATCCTTATGAATTCTTAGATATTTATACAGATGAAAACGGTAAAGCTGTTGTTAAATCAACAGATAAACAACCTATTAAAGAGTTTCCTGTAAGTAAGAAAACAGAGGATAAAACTGGAGTATTAGTTGTATGGGAAAGACCTATTAAGGATCCAACATTTGGACAGTACTATGCTTCTATTGACCCCGTGTCAGAAGGTAAAACAACAACATCAGAATCACTCTGTTCTATTTATATTATGAAAGCTCCTGTAGAAGTTACTAAAGTAACAGCAGGAGAAACAGAAACATATATAGAACCAGATAAGATTGTAGCTGCTTGGTGTGGTAGGTTTGATGATATTAATAAAACTCACCAGAGACTAGAGTTAATCATAGAATGGTATAATGCTTGGACAGTAATTGAGAATAACATCTCATTATTTATCCAGTATATGATATCAAGAAAGAAACAAAGGTATCTAGTACCTAAGAGTCAGATCTTGTTTTTAAAAGACTTAGGTGCAAATGCTAACGTATTCCAGGAGTATGGATGGAAAAACACCGGTACATTATTTAAGGCTCACTTATTAAGTTATGCTATTGAATACTGTAAAGAAGAATTAGATGTAGAAACCAAAACAGATGGTACCATTGTAAGAACTAAATATGGCATAGAACGTATTCCGGATCCCATGTTACTTAAAGAAATGCAAGAGTATGCAGATGGAGTCAACGTGGATAGACTTGTATCCTTTGCAGCAATGGTTGCATTTATGAGAATTCAGCAAGCTAATAGAGGTTATTCTAAGAGAGTTATCATGGACGACGCTTCCAAAAACTTGCAAAAGTCAGATAATTTGTTTAAATTAAATAGGACCCCTTTCCGCCATGTTGGAAGTGGGTCTAGAGTTATTAACGGCCAAGTTTTTAAAAGATCAGCTTTTAGAAACCTTAAATAAACAATATGAAGGTATATAATGCTTTACAACTTAAAAGCGGAGCTAAAGTTGAGCAAAATAGGATAGGAAGTATTACTCAACCATTACAATTCATTTCATCTAAAGAAAAAGATGCTGAATGGGCAGCTTGGAATTTAGACTGGATTGAATGGCAGGGTTTAAAACAGATCCGTAGAAATGCTCGCAGACTTATGAAAAACTATAAGCTTGCTAAAGGTATTATTGATAGAACTGATTACATTGTTGAAGAAGATAATGAGCATAGAGACATCATAGAAACTTTAACTAAAGAAGATGTTTCTGCCTTAGAACTAAAATTTTATCCTATTATTCCAAATGTAGTTAATGTTCTTGTAGCTGAATTTGCTAAGAGATCTACTAAACTTACATACCGTGCCGTTGATGAATTCTCATATAATGAGATGCTTGAGCAAAAAAGAAAGATGGTAGAAGAAGTTCTTATTTCTGAAGCTCAAGTAAAATTAAGTGCCGCTCTTTTAGAGCAAGGTGCAGATTTTGAATCTCCTGAAGTTCAACAACAAATGTCCCCAGAAAATCTTAGAACTCTACCTGAGATTGAACAGTTCTTTAAAAAGGACTATAGATCTATGGTTGAAGAGTGGGCAACACATCAACATAAAGTAGATGTGGAAAGATTTAAGATGGATGAGTTAGAAGAAAGAGGATTCAGAGATTCACTTATTACAGATAGAGAGTTCTGGCATTTCCGCATGATGGAAGATGACTATGAAGTAGAACTCTGGAACCCTGTAATTTCTTTTTACCATAAGTCTCCAGACTCAAGATACATATCTCAATCTCAATGGGTAGGTAAGACAGATATGATGACTGCTGCTGATGTAATTGACAGATATGGTTACATTATGGATGAAGAGCAGTTAGCAGCTCTTGAAGCAATTTATCCTATCAGATCTGCAGGATATACAACTGGTGGTTATCAAAATGATGGTACATTCTATGATGGTACTAAATCTCATGATTGGAATACTAACATGCCATCACTTGCATACAGACAATATACCACAGCAATGGCAGGATCTGTATATGATGGAGGAGATATTATCAATCACATTCTATCAGAAGGAGAAGATTACTATGACCAAGGTGTTGCATACTTACTAAGAGTAACAACTGTATATTGGAAGTCTCAAAGAAAAGTAGGGCATCTTACTAAGATTACAGAAGAAGGTCAAGTTATCAATGAGATTATTACAGAAGACTATAAGGTAACAGAGAAACCTATATATGATACAAGACTCTTTAAAAATAAAACTAAAGATAATCTTATACTAGGTGAGCATATTGATTGGATCTGGATTAATGAAGTATGGGGTGGTGTAAAAATTGGACCAAACATTCCTTCATTCTGGGGTATGAATAACCCTGGTGGATTTACACCAATCTATATTGGTATAGATAGAAACCATGTAGGGCCACTTAAGTTCCAATTCAAAGGTGATAGCACACTTTATGGCTGTAAACTTCCTGTAGAAGGTGCAGTATTCTCAGATAGAAACACTAAGTCTACAGCACTTATTGATCTAATGAAGCCATATCAGATTGGATACAATATTGTAAACAACCAGATTGCAGATATCTTAATAGATGAACTTGGTACTGTTATCTTATTAGATCAAAACTCATTACCAAGACATTCACTTGGAGAAGACTGGGGTAAAGGTAACTATGCTAAAGCATACGTTGCAATGAAGAATTTCCAGATCTTACCTTTAGATACGTCTATTACAAATACTGAGAATGCATTAAACTTCCAGCATTTCCAGAAACTTGATCTAGAACAAACAAATAGACTTATGTCTAGGATTCAATTAGCTAATTACTTTAAGCAACAAGCTTATGAAGTAATTGGTGTGAATCCACAAAGAATGGGTCAACAGATAGCACAACAAACAGCTACTGGAGTAGAACAAGCTGTAGCAGCTTCATATGCACAGACAGAGATATACTTTATCCAGCACTGTGATTATCTAATGCCTAGGGTACACCAAATGCGTACAGACTTAGCTCAGTACTATCATTCTACTAAACCATCATTAAGACTTACTTATATGACATCTGCGGATGAAAAAGTAAACTTCCAGATTAATGGTACAGACTTATTGATGAGAGACCTTAATATCTTTGCTAGTACTACTGCAAACCATAGAGCTATTCTTGAACAGCTTAAATCTATGGCAATGCAGAATAATACTACCGGAGCTTCTATCTATGATCTTGGTAAAGTTGTTCAGTCAGACTCTATTGCAGAACTTAATAAAGTTCTTAAAACATCTGAAGAGAAACAACAACAGATGAAACAACAAGAGATGCAACAAGCTCAGCAAATGCAAGAACAACAAATTCAGTCTCAACAAGAAATTGAAAGACTTAAGATTGATTCTCAAGCTGCAGAGAAAGAGAAAGATAGACAAAAAGATATTCTTATTGCTGAGATTAGAGCATCCGGATATGGTGCTATGCAAGATATGAACCAAAACATGCAGTCTGACTTTGCTGATCAAATGGATCAAATAAGACAGTCTGAACAGTATGGTGAGCAAATGTCTTTACAGAGAGAAAAGCAAGCAAATGAAAACTTAAGAGAGAATCAAAAGCTACAAATTGAACGTGAAAAGTTAAATGCTCAAAGAGAAATAGCAGACAAACAACTTCAAGTTGCAAGAGAAAACAAGAATAGATTTGATAAATCTTCAGATAAGAAGAAGTAGTTTAGCCATATAGTGCAAAAAATTTTTTCTAAAGCTTTAAATATTTCAAGTTTAATTTGTATATTAAATTATAAACAAAACCAACAAAGATGTCAGAACCAACAAAAAACCCTGAAGAAGATCAGGTACTAGACACTACAACGGTAGGTCAGGTAGATGTAAACATTGATGAGTTATTTGGGATGCCTGGTGCAGAAAGTGTAATGCTTCCTTCAGATAGTACCCAAGATGATAACAAACAGTCAGTCTTTTCTAAACCAAAAGATGTAGACACTACGTTCCTTGACAAAGGTGCTTCTAAGTCTGATGACTCAGGTAGTACAAATGATGCAGTAAGTTCCGCAGAGGTAGATGATGCCATTGCTCAACTTGATGATATGATTAGTCAAGAAGAGGAAACTGGCAATAAGGGAAGACCAAAAGTAGATAAGTCAGGTCTTTCTGAGTTAGCTCTTAAAATGATTGAAGAAGGTACACTTATTCCTTTTGATGATGATAAACCATTAGAAGAATATACTACTAAAGACTTCCGTGAATTATTTGAAGCTAACTTCCAAGAAAGAGAAAATAAAGTAAGACAAGATACTCCAAGAGAGTTCTTTCAGTCTCTTCCAGAAGAACTTCAGTATGCTGCTAAATATGTAGCTGACGGTGGTCAAGATCTTAAAGGTCTATTTAGAACTCTTGCTCAAATTGAAGAGATTAGAGAATTAGATCCTACAGATGAGTATGACCAAGCAGAAATTGCAAGACAATATTTGTATGCTAAAAGATTTGGTACAGCTGAAGAAATTGAAGCAGAAGTTAGTGACTGGGCTGATATGGGTAAACTAGAAGCAAAAGCTCAACAGTTTAAACCACAGTTAGATAGAATGCAAGAAGAGGTTATGGCTAGAAAGTTAGCAGAACAAGAAGCTCTGAAACAACAACAGCAAGAACAAGCCAAAGCTTACCAAGATAATGTATATAACACATTAACAGTTGGGGATCTTGGTGGTATCAAACTTGATAAGAAAGTTCAAAGTATGTTGTATGCAGGTTTAGTTCAACCTAACTACCCATCTATCTCAGGAAAGCAAACTAATATGCTTGGACACTTACTTGAAAAGTATCAGTTTGTAGAACCTAGACATGATCTTATTGCAGAAGCTCTTTGGCTCCTTGCGGATCCAGAGGGATACAAAGCAAGAGTAAAAGATATAGGAAGCAAAAAAGCTGTAGAAGATACAGTAAGAAAATTAAAGACTGAAGAATCTAGAAAGATTGCTTCATCAAGTGTACAAGATGAAGTAGATCAAAGAAGACCTTCTAAAGGAACACAAAGAACCCTCTCTAGACCAAACAATTTGTTCAAGAGATTTTAACAAGTAACAATTTAAATTAAATAAATACAAATGGCAACTCCAGTTTTAAACAATGGTATATTCCTTAGGGATACCGCTTACAACGCAAGTTCCCATGTGGATTCTTACCACTTGGTGAATATGCTGAAAGATGCTGAGCCTATGGACTTAGGCCCAGTTGATCTATGGGCTATGGCTCAAAAGGTAGAAATGCCTCTTTATCAAATGTCTTCATTTGGTGGCAAAAATGTTATCAGTGTTGATAATGCACGTGGGGAATACAGATGGCAGACTCCTGTCTCTATTGATCTTCCTTACATTGTAGAAGACATGGAACCTACTAATGAGTACAAAGGTATTGAAGGTACTACTTTCCGTATCAAACTTAACAAAAGAGAATTTGGTCATGGTGATATCATTACTTATGACAAATACAACGGTGTTGAGATGTACATTACTGCAGAAGATATCCTCCCTATTGGTGATGGCTTTATCTATACTGTACAGTTGGTGAACAATGACAACTACAAATACTTAGATAATAAGTACTTGGCTAATGGTACTAAAGTATTCCGTAAAGGTTCTGCACGTGGTGAGTATGGTGAAAGATTCTCTGACATCACTACTAACACTGGTTTCCGTGAATTCTATAACTACGTAGGTGGTGCTGAAGCTCACGTTCACTACTCTATCTCTAGCCGTGCTGACTTGATGATCAAAGGTGGTATGAATGCAGATGGTACAGTTCCTGTAACTGAGATCTGGAGAACATTTGACAAGAACATTGATCCATCTATTGCTTCTTTGGAAGACATGGTGAAGGTAATGGGTAAAGATAAAGTTAAGAAAGCATTTGACAATGGTGACTTGTCACGTACATTCTTGACTAATATGGAAGCTGCTCACTTGAGCAAAATTGCAACTGACATTGAAACATACCTCATGTGGGGTCATGGTGGTAGAGTACGTCAGGATGGTCCAGATGATGTTAGATTGTCTGTGGGTCTTTGGAAGCAGTTGGATAACTCATTCAAAAGAGTATACAACAAAAATAACTTCACACTTGACTTGTTCCGTTCTGAGATCTACAACTTCTTCAATGGTAAAGTTGAATTCCAAGGTCCAGATCCAAAACGTAGCCTAGTTGTACAAACTGGTATGGGTGGTATGCGTATGGTTAATGAGGCTATCAAACAAGAGGCTATCTCTTCTGGTCTTCTTATCCAAGCTGCTGACATCGGTGCAATCACTGGTAAAGGTATGGACTTGAACTTTGGTTTTGCTTACACTTCTTATGTTATCCCATTCTTGGCTAACGTTAAGTTTGTGTTGAACCCAGCATTTGACAATGTTCATACAAATGATATTGAGAACCCAATCATTGATGGTTTCCCATTATCTTCTTACTCATTCATTATCTTTGATATCACTGACAATACTAATGACAACATCTTCTTGTTGAAATTGTCTTGGGATAATCAATTGAAATGGTGGTATCAAAATGGTACTATGGATTACATGGGACGTAGCCAAGGCTTCCAGTCTTCAGGTCAATTCAATGGTTACCGTGTGATGATGTCTCAAACAATGCCAGCTATCTGGGTTAAAGACCCTACTAAAGTGTTGAAAATTGTTATGAGAAACCCAATCACTGGTGGATCATTCTAATCATAGATGCGAAAAGGGAGGGGGCAACTCCTCCCTTTTTTATTTAACTTTAACCAACAAAAAAACAAAACCAACAAAACATGGAAAATTTCACAATGGTAGAAACCGGACGTGGTACAGCAAAACAAAGTACTATTGCAGTACGTCCGTTCTTTGACAATGCAGTCTCTAATATGGGATTGGAAAATTATGGCTTATCTCTTTATGATGGAGTTAAGCACTTTGAACAACTTGCTTGTCTTGAGCAAAATGGAGTTATTAGATATCTTACTGGTCTAAATGAATTTGCACCAGAAATTAAACTCTTACTACCTGAAGATAGAGAAGCAAGAATAAGAGAAATTAGAACTGCTATTGCAGAGCTTGAAAGAGAGCTTGCAGCTAATGTTCTAGATATTGAGGATCCACAGTTTTGGAACCAAGTTAAATTACTCAAGCCTGACAATAAAGATTTTTGGAATAGAATCCATATTGCTTGTGGTAATGAACCTACATTCCTAGATCCTAATGACCCATATGATAGAATTAAACTCTATGCTATTGAAGCTGGTGGGTTTTCTATTGTAGCAAAAAGTTTTGATGATGCAAGATCAAGAGCTGTTCCTCCTAAGTTTTACTTAGACAAAAAAGAACAAACAGTTATTGCAAGAACTGAATACAAGAAAATGCGTAACAAAGCACTTTCTGAACTTCAGAAATTATTTGACAAGAACAGTACTAAACTATTCTACGTAGCTAAAGTAGTAGACGGCAACAGTACACAATATAGAAAGTCAACACCTAATGATGTTATGTATGAGAATATGGACTTGTACATTAACGGTGAGGGAGTTGAAGCCAACAAAGAAAGAGCTGCTAAGTCTTTCCTTGAAGCTGTAGGAATGGATATGGAAACACTAAAAATTAAATCAATTGTACGTGATTCCGTATTTTTTAAGTATATTATTAATAAGGCTGATGGTTATATCTATCATGTTAAAACTGGTGCAATGCTAGGAAGAAATGTGTCAGATGTAATAGAGTACTTGAAGAACCCACTTAATGAGGATGTTCTAACAGATCTTAACAAAGCCTGTGAAAAGTTTTGGAACTCTTAAAATTAAAATAAAATGAAAACAAATAATGATCCAGTAAAACCTAAAAAAGGTAAAGTTCAAACTACTAAATCAGTAACAGTTAGTAACAAACCTAAAAAAAAGGGACCCGTTGCAAAAATGGGTGAATTAGAAACTCGTTTTAGAGCAACAATGCAGAAAGCAGGAGAAGCTCTTTTTGGTATGGATAAATCAATGAGAACTCCACAAATGCAACGTATCCTTAATAAGGATGCTGCTATTTATAATAAAAAAGCAAAAGCAGATAAGGTTCAAGATGTTAGAGATAAATTTTCACAAGCTAAAAATAAATTAAAACTAGAAAAACTTCAGAAAGAAGGTTACAATAAAACTGGT